GGCTACGGCTCCGGCTACGGCTCCGGCTACGGCTACGGCTACGGCTCCGGCTCCGGCTACGGCGACGGCGACGGCTACGGCGACGGCTACGGCTCCGGCTACGGCTCCGGCTCCGGCTACGGCGACGGCGACGGCTACGGCGACGGCTACGGCTCCGGCTACGGCTCCGGCTACGGCTACGGCTACGGCTCCGGCTCCGGCTACGGCGACGGCGACGGCTACGGCTCCGGCTACGGCTCCGGCTCCGGCTACGGCGACGGCGACGGCTACGGCGACGGCTACGGCTCCGGCTACGGCTCCGGCTCCGGCTACGGCTCCGGCTACGGCGACGGCTAACCACGAAGGGACACGACAAATGACTGAACGTATTGACCTGAAGGCCCTGAAAGAAGCGGCTGAGAAAGCATACGAGGAAGCCTGCGACCTTCGCTCAGGCAGCACGCGCTATATGGACGACCTGAGCGAGTACACGTCGGACACAGATATTATTCGTGCCCTGGTTAAGTGCGCCGAAACGCTCGCCAAGGTGCGCGCGTGCCGTACCGAAAAGGGCTGGATACTGGGCGGACACCCCGGCCTGACGCAGTTACTTCCCGATATGGACGAAGCCCTCCATCCCTTCACGGTGACCACATGAGCGAAGAACGTATGACCGCAGAAGAACTGCTGAAACTGTGCGACGAAATGATCGCTGAAAACCATCAAGTTGGCGGGTGGAGCAGAAACGCAACGGTCGCCAGAGCTTTGCGTGACCACCTCCGCGCCAGTCAGACGCCACCCCAGGCACAGACGGTCACGCGGGAGCAGATCGAATCGGCATTACAACAAGCGCGTGTCGATTGGTTCAATTCGGAAAGTTTGGATAGAGACAGGCGAACTGAATACGAAGTCAACGCCATCCTCGCCCTCCTCACCGAGAAGCCCGCTCCCACACCCACGGGGACGTAGGACCATGACCGATAGTGAACCGGCGGCGGGCCAAATCCCCCTCGTATCCCCCCTCGTAAAGATCGCGAGGGCCTGATGCGGTACGGCTCAGTCTGTTCCGGCATCGAAGCGGCCACGGTCGCATGGCATCCGCTCGGCTGGCGGCCGGCCTTCTATTCCGAGATCGACAAATTCCCGCGGGCGGTCCTCGCGCACCACTATCCCGATGTGCCGTTGCATGGGGACTTCACCACCATTCGCGAGGGCGAATATGAACCAATTGACCTTCTTGTCGGCGGAACCCCCTGCCAGAGCTTTTCGATCGCAGGATTGCGGGGCGGCTTGGGCGACGCGCGTGGCAACCTGGCCCTCGCGTTTCTTCAACTTGCTCGCCGCTCACGCGCCCGATGGGTGGTTTGGGAGAACGTCCCCGGTGTACTGTCATCGAACGGAGGACGGGACTTTGGTTCCATCCTCGGGGGCTTGGCAGAACTCGGGTATGGGTTCGCCTATCGAGTGCTTGACGCTCAGTACTTCGGAGTGGCCCAGCGCCGCCGCCGTGTGTTCGTTGTCGGACACCTTGGAGACTGGCGACGTGCCGCAGCGGTTCTTTTTGAGCGCGAAAGCCTGCGCGGGGATACTGCGCCGCGCCGCCAAGCGGGGCCGGGAGTTGCCGCGCTCACTGCAAACGGCGTTGGAACATGCGGCGCGGACGATAACCAAGCTCAGGCCGGTCATCTAATCGCTAGGGCTTTAAACGCCAAGGGCGGCGTCGGTCGCATTGACGGTGAAAGTGAGACGTTCGTTACCCACTCCCTGCGCGCTGATGGCTTTGACGCGAGTGAAAATGGGACGGGACGGGGAACGCCGCTTGTGCCTGTCACGATTGGCGTTGACTGCTATAACGGAATCATAACTGGCGAGGTTGCAGCGACAATCGGGACGGCTGGGTCAGGTGTAAACGGGGCCAGTCCTATGGCAATGCAGATCCGCCAGGTCGCAGTGTCGAACAGCCTCGGCGCCAACTCTGGCGGCAACCAAGTCGAGCAAACCTACGTCGCGTGGTCGATCATGCCGCAGAACTCGAGCCGTGATTACAAGGCACGCGCCGTGGACGTAGCGCAGCCTGTCATGGCGGGTGGCCCTGTCGGGGGCAACCAACAAGGGGGCGACTGCATTCAGCAAGCCGTGGCCTTTGCTCAAAACCAGACAGGCGAGGTGCGCGCGGGGGACGTGTTTAACACTTTGAACACGAACAGCAACGCAAGCGGGCGCAATACGCCCATGCTTTCCACATCAGCCGCCGTGCGCCGCCTTACACCGCGGGAGTGCGAAAGATTACAGGGATTTCCTGACGATTATACTTTGATTCCTTACCGCAACGGCATGGCCGCTGATGGCCCTCGCTACAAGGCGCTGGGGAACTCAATGGCCGTGCCCGTGATGGCCTGGATTGGCCGGCGCATCACAATGGTGGATCAGATCGAAAGGCCCGCAGCATGACCCCGACCGCTCCCCTCACACGGATGGGGAATTGATAGGACGCGCTTTAGGCGCGTAAGATGGCTTGGCAAATGGAGGTTGGCGTGAGTGCAGAGAAAACAATGAGCGGAGCGGTCGATGCCACGGAGATGGAAACGCGCGTAGCTAAAGCGATTTCCCGCGACATAAACCAGCATCAAATTGATACCGGGTTTGCTGCACCGTTCGACTTTCCAGAAGCGAAGGGTGGACTTGAGCTGGATTGGACCGAATACCTACCGACTGCCCGCGCAGCAATCCGCGCCATGAAGATCGACACTCGACCCCGAGAGAGCCTAATTAACTCGATCAATGGTTGACCCAGTAGGCGGCGTGCCTGTGGCAGGGTATCGGCTTGCGAGGATAGCGTTAAGTTCTGGAACCTTGCTCGCCATATAAGGCAGAGCCCCACCGGCGCCGGAAACCGCGCTATCCATAGTGGGGTATTCTGCGATGATACATTGACCGCACAGATACCAGTCCGCCCCACGTTGCTCAAAAACCCCTATGCCGTGCCCTACAGGCGTTTGTGCGGCGAAGATGGCCACAACTACCCCATGAGCGGGAACGGCAATCTCCGGGGCTCCCTGGGGCTTTGTGTAGGCATTGGCTGCGCTACACCCGAACACAAGCATCAGGATGACGCCGGCAAGGAAGCTGTAAAGCATCACCCGCCCATGTTCCGCGACCCACTCCACAAAGCTATCGAGCATCGACGCAAAGTCTTTCATATCGGACTGCATAGTTTTCCATCCAGACCTGGGTTTCAGGGGTATCCCGGCTTGACCACGACGGCGCCGTAAACACAGCGCAGGCGGCTTTAATCCCGCCTGTACTTGCTCCGCACCCTGTCAAGCTCAACATCAGTGGCAGGGCGCACAGCATCCACAATTTGTTCAATGGTTTTCTCCAAGGTTTTGGCCTTAGCCGCGTCTTTCCCGGCTTTGCGCCCGAACAGGTACAAAGCCAGGAACGCGAGGCCCGCAATTCCGAGGCCGATAATTGCCGTCATTCGGCCCTCGTTACCGTCACGGGGGCCGAGGTCATGAAGCGCAGGACGATGTTCACAACGGCCATAATGCCGCCGACGATTGCGGTCTGCGCTTCGGCGTCAATGTCGAGGTCCAGGCCGAAGGCCGTCGCAATGGCTACGGCACCACCAATGACGTTGGCCCAAAGGGTGCGGCTGGCAAAGATTGATTTAGCTTCCATGGTTAGCTCCTATGCGTTGATGGGGGTCTTTGGGTCGAGTTCGATGTGATAATGATCGGCCTCGACAACTACGTCATATTCAGTTCCGAGCCGTTCGCGTATGTCACTGGCCACAAGCTGCCATTGGTCCTTTGGGATATCGCGCGTGCGAATGTCAAAGGCACCGCCGACATAGTGTTTACTTCCGGGGGAGTGCTTGCCGTCATTGCAGGACGTGATGGTCATTAGCCCTAGTTTGCGGTCCTCGAACACGCCTTCAGCAACACGCATGGCGAATAGGGTTTCCGGTCTAACCCCTGTAATCCGCGCGCTGCTTTTCAGTGCAATAGCCATTCTCACTTAGTCCTTTTCCTTTGTTCTTCCGCCCATCGGTTCAAATACTGGCTCAAGGTCCACCACCAATGTTGAGCGGTCTGTTGGTCGAGTTCGATGCGTTCGTAGTCGTAGATCAGGGCCACGCCACCCTCCGCAGTCGGGACGATGAAGGGGCCGATCTTCTCGCTCATGGCTTCACCAGTTGCGGTTTCGCGCGGGCCTTCGATACAGTGCCCTTCAGTACCCACTGATAAACCGCGTCCATGTTGGCCACTAAAATGTTGCCGTCGATCTCAGCGTTCATGAAGTGCTCAGCAATGAAGCAGCGGAGCTTGGCGTGGTTGGTTTCCAGAAACGGGTACGGGAGTTCTACGAACTCAACCGGGACTTCGGGTTCCTCGCTCATGAGTACCGCTCCCCAAGTTCCGCCATGCTGACGAATTTCGCGCTCTGGATATGATTGTGCTGGATGAGCAGCTCATAAGCTCCCCAGGTCCAGCCGTTCAGGGCGTGTGCGGCATAACCCTCGATATGGCCATCAGGCAAAGCGCAGCCGAGGTCTATGATGGTCGTGGGGTATCGCTGCCCAATCTTCGGAGCTTGATGCACGCGGGCGCGGTGAGAGTGGCCTACGACCAAATCCGAAACGCTGTCGTTCGCAATGGTCGGGAGGCAGTTCTTCCCCCCATACGCCTTGCCCAGTGTATTTAAGGCGCAATGCACGAATCCGACGCCGCCGTAATATTGAATTATTCCGTAAGGGCTATAGGTCCACCCGTTATTTTTTAGGACGCTGTCGAGCGTGCAAACCAGCTTGCCGGCCATCTCGGGATTGGATTGCTCATAATTCCAGACGCGCCGTTCGTGGTTTCCGAGAGTTACGTGTTTCTCGATTCCGTCGCAGCCAAAGGCTTGGAGGGCGAGATTGAGCGAACCCATATCCGCCTCAAACGAAGGCTTTAGTTTCCCGTCCAGGCTTTCGTTCGGGATGTGGAAATTGAGGCTGTCCATCGTCGCCATATCCCCGATCTGCAAAACCACATCGGGGGTAATCTCGCGCGCGTATTTGCAGAGCCACTCAAATCTGTCTTTGGAGAGGTGCCTATCGTCGTGGGTATCGCCTATGGCAAGAACCCGTATCTTAGAGGCTACACCGCGCACCTCTTGACGGATGGTGAACTTTGGCCTTTGGGCTTTGGCCAGTTCGTCCCTGGCTTTGTCCAACTCCGACCGCAGGCTATCAACCAGCGCGGTGATGTTGGAATCATCTCTGATGGGGGCTGCTAGGGGCGTAAGCCCCGCCGCTTTGGCCCTATCCCCTCGAGACTTCAGAGTATTGATAGGAACCCGAGACACCCTAGAGGCTTCCGCCCATCCCCCATACTTCGCCTTAAGGTCCAGAGCCTCTTGGAGAACATCACGAGGGGTTGGGGGCAGGCCCATCACCCACCATTCATTTTAGCCCACAGGACCGTCGCTAGGGCCGTTGTGAGGATTAAAACGAGGGTGATAAGCGCGCCGGTCATCCGGCTTTCGATCCCCACAAGTTTTGATTTTAGATCGCCAAAAGCCTCGGCAATCTCCCCATACCTCTTGGCGCAAATGTCCTCATGGCCGTCTAAACGAGATTCAAGAACGGCGGTCTTAGTAACGACCTCCCCAATGCGAACATCTTCGGTCATGGGGCGTTAACCCATTTGCAAGCTCGCATGGCGACTCCTCAGAAGTAGTCGTACTGGCTAGTCCCCGGCCTTTAGTTGGCGATTTAGTCCGGGGGCGATCTGCTATGCTTCGGGCCATGCCGCTAACATGCCCGTTTCTTCATCTGCCGTAAGAGACGCCACGCCGGCAGAGCGGAACAGAGCAAGCATCCCCACGACCACGGCCTTATTAAACGTGGTCGCCTTTGCGTATCGCTCATGGACGTAGCGGATACGCTTGGCGATTTCAGTCGAGCCCGCAAAGTTCTTTGCGCCCTCAATGATTTCCTGAAAACGCGCCTCGGCTGCGGCTTGCGTCGAACCGTTCGCGGTGCGGAGGCCAGCAATCGCAGCATCCATGAACCCCGTAGCGGATAGAACTAGCGGACGTGTCCCCGGCGGCGATGGCGCGGGCGTAAACCGCTCATAAATAACCGCCCCGCTCGCAGTCGTGATGCGAACCAAATCGCCCGCCTGGGGGTCGCCCGCGATAACCTGCGGCGTTCCTTCATTCGGGTAACATGAGACTTTGACAATCTCGGTCATGATTACAGGTCCAGTCGATACATGACGGCGCTATAAGCCGTCGCGGTGGCGTTTGTGATGTTTGCAGAGTGCTTCGCGCGGATTAGAAGCGATTGACTAAACCGAAGCTGCGGATACATCACCATTTGACGCCACCCCGGAATAACGCCAACCGGGTTTGACGATATGGTAAACGTCGCTTTATCAGCCCCAAGAGCACCGCTTACACCGGCATACATAAAGAGTTCCGCCGAAGTAAAATCGGTCGGCCCACCATACTTTGCGAGAAGAACCGCGCGCTGGCTGGCCGCAACGGTTATGGCTATTTCATCAAGAACGCCGTCCGTGGTGATTTCAAACGTGGTTGTTTCAGCCCCGCCCGCGGTAGGGCCAACAATGCCAGCGACGAACCCCGCACCTGTGACGGTGAGCAGGGTCTTGTAAGTGTTCGCCGTCCAATTCGTTGTGTCCTGCAATCCACGCGAGGCCATCTGCGTGAAAAACGCCGTGGTGCTCGATTCTCTAATGATGTTGCCGTTGTCGAAAATATTCAGATCAGCCACAGGCGCAATAATAGGTTGGAACTGCGACGGCTGATTGAAGTGAATCCCAAGGTCTTTTCCGAAGAGTGCCATTTACATCTCCACCCAGCCGCGTGATGCGCCGGTATATCGGAGAAGCGTGGAGCCCTCCGCGGTCGTTACGGGGTTGTTTGTTGAGCCGTTGAACTTCAAGCCGTTCAAAGCAAGCGTCATGGCAAACGTGCCAAACTTTGTGAGTAGAATCATATCGCCCGCGGCAGGAGCCGCCGGCAAAGTGATCGTGTAAGACGATGCGGTGAAGTCGCAGAGGTACTTGGTATTAACCGCTACCGCGATGGCGCCGGAAATATCCGTTCCAGAAGTCAGCCCAAGCGTGGTTGATGCGGAAAGGTTCACGCGGTAGTTCGTGCCGTCATACCGGAACGTATATTGCCCGTTGGTGGCAAGCGCGTTCGCCGGGAGCGCCGAGCCGTCAGCGTAAACAATCGTAGCCGCGGCAAGCCCTGACACAGCAAGCGTCGGCGTTGCGGCACAAGCCGCATGGATTTTTACAAGCCATTCTTGGCCAGCCGTCAGCCCTGTAATGGCCGGCGCGGGCGTCAGGGTGTACGCGTTGATCGTCCCTGCGCTTGTGAAGTACGTCAGGTCGTTATCTTGGGCCTGGGATGCCCTCAGATAGTCAGTGCGGGCCGATGCAACGGCAACGCCCGTGTGCTTGAACGTCCCCATGGGTAGGTTTGCTGTGGCCGGGGATTGGCCATCACGGGTAACGCAAGTGGAAAGGCCGGTTGCAAAGCCATCGTCCTCTCCATCCATGCGGTCGGCACGGATTTTGATGCCGTTGGCCTTGTCCGTGGCCCAGCTATAAACGCGGACGAACGTACCACTTCCGTTGAAAGCCATTAGCTAAAATCCCTCGAAAATGCCCGTGTTGCGGGCGTTTCCAGTGTCTTCCGTGATGCTTGTTTTTGCGGTAAAATCAAGGTTTGCAGCCAGCAGGCCGGAACATGATTTTCCTCGCTAACTTCGTTGTCGTAGCCGTCATGGTCGGCTTCGGGTTTCTTTTCCAAGCAATCGAATGGATTTGGGGCACTCAAACGATGGTCACGTTCTGCCTCGGATGGATCGGCGCAACCGTCATGTGGCAGGGCGTTCATAAGATGCGTTACGGTCATTGGTTTGACGATCCGAACAACGGGACGCCTGCACGCGACAGCAAATCACGCGGCAACGGCTTCTGACTTAAAAGCCTGCTGGCCATCGCCCGATTATCTAGGCTCTGAATAAACTTCGTCTGTTCCGCTGGGTCACGGCTGAACAACACCGCTAATTGCTCTGCGGTAGATTTCGGAGGGGCGTTGAGAGCGCGGGCGGCTTGACGCAAGAACCCTACAGCACCCTGGCGCGGGTTTCCTGTCGCCATATCAATTAACGGACCGCTTGGGTCCATCTCGAATTGATCGCGGCCTGCCAATCTCTTGGCGGTCGGAGATCCACCGATAACCGTCTGCTTTGTGTTTGAGCGTTCCATTTCGAGCAGGACGGACTTACGGAACTCGTTGAAAGCCTTGCGAGATGGAAAAATGGCTTCCAGCTTTGTTCGCATGGCATCGCTGCCAAAAATCTTTTTGGCTTTGTTCGCCTCGTCCGCAGACGTTTCGATCATCTCGCGAAGTTGCTTGGCAACGCCGATGCGGTAGAACTCTCTTTCGCTCTCCCCAAGACCTTTGAAGAAAGCCGTGGTTTCGTCCGCGCCGCCTTCCTTGATGAAGTCGCGCCCGCGTTGCATCATATCGAGCGAACGGGATGGCCCAGCCCAAGCGTCTCGCGCGGCTTTGTATATAGACTTGCCAGATTGATCGACGGTCAATCGGTCCATTTCGCTGACTAGAGCTGCACGCTGGTTTTCCAGAGCGCGCCCCATCTGCGTCAGTTTGCCGAATTGGTTGCGGAATCCGTCGCCATTGAACAGCATGTCATCAATGCCGCGCTTTGCCGCATCGAGAAGGCGAAGCGTAGGCGTGCCAACACGTTCAAACTGGCCTTGGGCGTTACGCTTCAAAGCGTAGTCGGCAAGATTGACCGGCGCACCAGTGACGGACGATTCCTTTTGCAGGAGCTTTACGCCCGTTGCGATGCCCTTTTGGATATCGTCATCTTCCAAAAGACGCTCAATCGTCGGGCTTGTGATCTGACGGCTTCTAGTTGTCGCGGGGCCTGTCTGCTCGGCAAACGCCGCGTCATACTTTGGGCCGGCGTCTACGGTCCTGGCCTTCTGCAAATCGTCTATGGTGGTTAGGAAGTCATCGCCCGACAGGTTCTTAAACACCGATTCCGAAAGCCTGTCGCCCTGCCCGCTCGGAGACATAATCGTGCCCTGGCGGCTTGTGAGGTTGCGACTAGCCGCAGTCTGAGCCGCGCCCCTGAATTGGGCCGCGTCGTCGGCAAGTTCTGGCAACACATCGGCAATCATGCCTTGCCCGTCAGCGTTGCGGACGTTCATCTTGGCTTGGAGTTGCTGGGGAGTAAGCCCGCGCGATTCCAGATAGTCCAGGGTGCGACGGGCCGCAGCATTAACCGGGCCGCTTTTGGCAACGCGATCAAGAACGGGTTGGACCGTGGAGTTAATGACTTTGCGGCCAACTTCGATCCCCGCAGGAATAGATACCCCGAGAGCGCCGCCGAGAGCCGCGCCAACGCCACCCTGCTCCGCTACGTCTCCAAGGCTAGGAACGCCGCCCTGTTCGTTCTGAGCGCCGCCAATGCCCCCTGTTAGGCCAGCAGCGCCGCCCTGGAAGCCATAGCCAACATATTTCGGGACGGTCTTACCAAGGAACTGCGCGGCCTTGTCCATGCCGTATTGAGTGCCCTTGGCGACACCCCGGAAGATAGGGGATGCAATACCCCCGGCGATTTCCGCACCGTAGGCCAGAACCGGGCTTTCGTCGCGGAACGCCGTATTGCCCGCGCGTACTTCTTGGAGGGACTGTTCAAACGACTTATTCCCCACATTTGGCCGGGATGGGGCTACCAAGTCAGCAAGCGTCCTCTGCTTACCAGTCGCGTTCAACAAAGCGCCGCCGATCTTGTCCCCAACGTACTTGCCAGCCGCCGCCGGATAGTCGGACAGTCCCGCCGTCATTCCGCGGTTAAACATCTGCGCGGTGTCGGACGTTGGCGCCTTGGGGCCGCTCTGCCCGCCAAGTTCGCTAATGGCGGCCTCAAGTTGGCCTTCGTCGTCAGCCTCAATCTGATATGTTCCGCTCGGGAGTTCGACCTTGTACTTGGGCATTAGTCGAGCCTTGTCACGCGAGCGCCCGCGATGACCTTAGTTCTGCCATCGCCCCAAGAGCCTGAAACGCCGCTTGTAGTGGGCGCTTCTACTTTGGGGAGGACTGGTGCGTAAGTGGTTTTGAACTCTGTCTCCATTGCATTAAGGAGGCCGGTAGCCATTTGCTCGGCAACGTCCAATTGTTTGGTAAACGCCTCATCACCCTGCATAGGGTCGAGGTTGGCAACGTAAGCCTCGAACTTCGGCCATTCCGCCTGCGTTATGCTACCCGGCGCGATACCGCCCATGCGCGTCAAGTTCAAACCGATTGACTGCGCGACGTTCCTAATGTTTTCGATGCGAGACGCCGCGGTCGAATTGCCTTCGGAGAACCGCCCCAAGACACCGCCGCTTGTCCGCCCTTCATATGGCCCGGTAACGTCTTTAGTGTTCGGGTCGGTTTTGGCTGCGCGGATTTGGCCCGCCAACGAGCGCAAGGGCTGGGTCACAGACATAAGTTTATTCTGCGCGCTGGGTAGGTCGGCCTTAAGCGCCTCGATGCGCTTTTGTTCGATAACGGCGGGGTCTTGCGGGCCGCTTGGCTGCGGAACCTGTCGCGGCGTAATCCTGCCGTCAACAATCTCCGGCATCATGCCAGGAGCAAGCGGGCCAAAGTTCTTTTGGTACATCTCCACAGGCGTCATTGCAGCTTGAGGGGTGCGTCCTGCTGCCTGAATCCGCAATTTCTGTGCTTCTTCGTCGGGCGTCAAAAGCTGCGATGCCCTTGCGGGGGTCGGAACTGACATTACGACTTCGGGCTGGCCCCCGCCAGCAGGCCTCCGCATAACCCCAAACTCTTTGTTGATTTCGTATGTGTCTTTCGGCGCTTCAAACTGCTGGGCAAGGTCAAGCATCCCCGGAGCCGTGGCGAGCGCCGCCCTCGGGTTAACATCCGAGAGCCTGCCCGTTGCCGCGGCTGCGCGTTGCTGCGCGCTCATGGGCTCAATGCCCTGCGTCTGCAGACCTCCGAAGTCTTCCGCCGAGTATAACGCCCCGCTGTTCTTATCGCGCGCCAAGCCGGGGTCCATTGCGAACCGTTGCGCCATGGCAACGTCGCTAATGTCTTTATCTTCTTTCCGCTGCTCACGTTCCGCCGCTTTCTTCATCAGGAACGCCTCGGCAATGTCAGAGCCAGCTTCTACAAGGCCCTGCCCCACCGAATAGATGGGTTTGTCCTTCTTGCGAAGGAATTGCTCGGCAAGCGCGGAATACTCGCCCATATACGGCTGCTGGGCTTCGATCTGGCGGTATTGGGTCTGCTGTCTACGAGGCATGAACAATCCTCGCGTCCATCCAATTGCGGATCATCGTCTTGAGCTTCGGCTTGTCTTTGATCCACGCCGCGAAACGCTCGCCGTAGGTCAGATAAAGCGCGCGGAACCACTTGGGAGACTTGTTCAGCATCCATTCGCGGAAGATGACCCACTTGGGATTCTCGACGCCGTAGACTTCGCGCGCGACCCAGCAAGAGGCTCCTATGGCCGCGCCACCAATCTTGCCAGCAGAACCAAAGATAGAGCCTAGGATTTGCGCGCGAGCCGCAGACTGGTTGCCGTAGTTAGCCGATGCCAAGCCAATCGCATCAGGCGCGGCCTGTGCCGCCGTGCTTTGGGCGAACGGCTGGAACGTCGGGTTCTGCGGCGATACCGGGGCTCCATTAACAAAGGCCATCGCCTCGTTGATGTTCTGGTTACGCCCCAAAATATTCTCGTTGATCGACTGAGAACGGTTCGACTGGTCGGCCTGCTGGAGGTTAAGGCCGGCGTTGAACTGTTGCGCCAATGCGTCGTTGCCGAACTGAGCCGCGCCAAGGTTCTGCCCGTACTGCTGACTAGCCGCGTCGTTTCCAAACTGAGCCGTCGCACGGTTGCGGTCGTACTGCTGATTGGCCGCGGTGTTGGCGAACTCAGCAGAGCCGCGGTTCTGGCTGTACTGCTGACCAGCCGCTTGATTGCCGAATTGCGCCATCCCTTGATTGCGGGCGTAGTCCTGCATCGCTGCGTTGTTGCCGAACTCAGCCATGCCCAAGTTGCGCTGGTAGTCCATCATTGCGGCGTCGTTATTAAGCTGTGCTCGGGCTTGGTTCTGACCAAAGCCCTGATTCTGAGCTTGGTTCTGGAACTGAGCTTGGGCTTGGTTCATGCCGAACTGCTGAGCAAGCGAACTGTTGCCAAACTCACCAAGTTGGAATTGCTCTCCGACGCCCTGCTGTCTCGCGGCAAGGTTTTGGCCAAACATTTGGCCTTCAAGGTTGAACCCCTGATTAATGGCCTGATCCCGCGCGCCAGAGTATGACTGGTCCCGTTGCTGGGCAAGGTTAGCCATTTCTTGATTGTACGCCTGGGAGCCCTCGGTAACGCCCTGCGCGGCCAACCGTGCGCGGGTTGCCTGCTCCTGCTGTGCAAACTGAGGATCAAGGTATTTTGTATTTTGACGATACGCGGCTTCTTGGGCTTGCTGCGAAAGCTTGGAAAAGTCTGTGTTGAGCGCCGGCTGGCCACTAAGGTCAACGCTGCGCTGGGCCTGACCGCCAGCGTCGAACCTATCAGTTATCGCTCCGGCCTGAATGTCGCGCTGAAGCGCGCCGCCGTTGTCAAACCCGCGCTGTAACGCGCCGCCGTTATTGAAACTGGTCTGAACGGCCTGGCCTTGATCGAATTCGTTGCGAAGTGCAGGGCCTTGGTCGAATGTGTTCTGAACCGCAGGGCCTTGATTAAAGGACGTGCCAAACGTCACCCCCTGAGCACGACGCACATCGGGCTGCCCATCAAGCGTGAAGTTTGATCGCGGAGCGCCGGCAAGCCGCTGGTTAGCAAGGTCTGTGAGCCCCCCTGTAAGCTGGGTTTGCCCATTGAGGATGGCTTGCATCTCAGGCGTAAGGGTCGTGGTCTGTGTGCGATTGGGCGAACCAATCTCACCCGAATACGATACAGAACCGAACGGCCCGGTCTGATTGATTTGATTGAGCCCAGCAGCATAGCCGAGGTCAGCGCGATTGATCCCGCTCTGCGCTTGGGCCGTCGCTACGGGGTCGGGCGGTCTAGGAGCACTGCCGAAGCACATTTAAGCCGCCTTGGGCTGGTAAATGAAGGCGCCGCCGAACGGGGTCAGATGCTTGCGGAAGTATTTAAGCTTGGACAGAGCGTCCACCGTAGTCCCCACGCTGAGAACAACCGGAGTCCCGCACGTCTGAGCCGCAGTTTTCATCCATCCAATAAGCTGGGTCGCATGGCCTTCGCTCCGGTTGTCGGGGTGGACAAAGAACCACTCGTCCACAAGAAACCGATCCCGCGAATACCACCAGCTCGTCATGGTGAGACCAACACTTCCAACAATCTTGCCGTTCTGCTTTGAAATTAAGCAGCCGCCAGAATTGATGATTTCGGAGATAGCCCCGCGGGCCTTGGGTTCATCCAATCGACCGACGCCGTTTTCGGCGTGCATGACCAGGAGAAGGTTAAAAACCTCTTCAAGGTCGTCGGGAGTGGCGACGGAAAGCATTATACCATACCTCCGGGTTCTAACACTACATCCGTTCCGTACCAGCGAATGGCCGTTTCATTGGCAGCGCCCTTGATACGTACAGACCCGTAAGTCCCCAATGCGCCGGCTGATTGCCACTGGCCCACGGGGACCGGATCGCCACCCCAGAAGAAATCGTCCCACGTAGCCACGTCCCACTCAGCAAAGGGGACAGCCACCACTGTCGGGATGTTGGTTGGCGTTTGATCGTTGAAATCCACGTCCATAGCGAACGCGAGGCCAAGCGCCCCGTCTGAGTTAATCAGAGGGCGGTAAATCTTGAAGTGCTTAAGCCTGCCGGGAGCGCCGAAGGTTGACGCGGCCTGTCGAACGTCAACAAGGATATCCTCGCCATCATCGGACTGTGAACTTGTCGCGGCTTGGACTACAGACCCATTTGTCCCAAAATACAGATTCCCGTTGTGGAACTCGAAACAGTTCGCATCCCAGCCCAGGAAGCGCGTCCAGGCTTGAGTGTGAGTGTTCATGACGTATTGCTGCTGTAAGTTCCCCGACGCGACAGGGACATTCAGTATCAGCCATTCACGGTCTGGGTCGTATTTCATCTCCCAGCCAAAGTTGTTCTTGTAGACACCCCACGCCGCGCTTAGAGCCGTGTTGATCTTGTCGGAGAATGGGGCCTGCTGTTTGAGGCCTGACATAACCGCAGAGAGCGAATAAACGCCCTGCACCGTGTCAATTAGAAGCTCACCACCGAGCTTTTGCATCGCTCGGGGTCCAACAGGGCGAGCAATCTTATAGACCCCAACCATTGACCACGAATTGGCGTCTGCCGGATCAAGCCCCTGATAGACGATGATTTCCCCCTCGGATGAGAGGAAGGATATTAAGTCATCCATCCCCGAACCGCCGTCGCGGGTCCATGTTCCGATAGCGGTAAGAGATCCACCACGGCTTAACAATGGCGCGAGGTTAAATCCGCTAATTGTCCCGCCTATGGCTGATACTTGGTCGTGGTAGAGAAACTCTAGCGAATTGGTCTGGGTGTAGTAGATGCGCCGCTGAAAAATCTCGATATTCGAGAAGACCGCAGCCGTACCCGAGCCGGCAGACGCCGATCCGGCCCACATGACCGTGCCGTTATAAATCTGGCGCGCGTCTTCGCCGTTCACCGCGACAAGGAATGTGCCTCCAGGAGTGCCAAAGTTCCGATACTGCCAGCGGTCGTTATTGAACCCGTTGGCAATGGTTGAACTGGCTGCAATCGTCCCCGTGACGCCTACGGTCGATATGTTCTGGATCGTCCCGCCCGCAGCGATAAGCAGCTTCAGCGTTGCCCCGCCCGAATAGGACATGATGCTTTCAACCTGGGCGCCGATGCCGGAACAATAGGTGTCAGAGCCCGGACGAACGCGAACGTCTGTCGCCTCGGGGAACCAGTTGTCCATCAACTCAGCATCGGTGATGGGCATAACCGCCCGCCCGTCGCGCGTGTTTAAGCCCCCAACCGGAGCCGGGATATTGATTGGAAGTGATGCCTCGGATGTGGCGGGCGTTGGTCTTAATGCCTTCCTCATCCGGGCCAATTCCCCGCGGCTACGTTTCCTGACAGGTACTCAATCGGAGCCCCGCCGATAAACAGCACGCGCCGGCCGCCGTTCTGGCCGATATGCTTGTCAATCTCGCGCTCTGCGTTCTCAAGGTCCTCGGCATAGGCCAATCCCTTTGAGGACTTCCAACGCCATATGAGATCGAGCTTAAATAGGCGCTCTGGGATAAGCGTCGTATCGGTATCCGCGGCGAAGGCTGATTGCCCCGTCCCCGCGGCCGACTGACACCAATTCTTTGTGACGTAGTTAAAAACAAGCGTATTCCCAGAGCCAATCGGAGTGGGGCCGATGTAGAGGATATTGTTCTGGACGATGAATTTGTAAGGCGGTGAGACAATCGCGTTGGAAAGGTCAGCCTGCCATTGCTGCGCCGTCGAAGGGCCTAGAACCTGTTGCCGAAGCGACCGATCCCAAAACGTGCCATCAATGAAGCGGCCAAAGTCAGACGCAATCGTAGAACTATTGATCGTGCCTTGGGCAATAGTGCCAGAGCTTGACCATTGAGCCGTTCTTACAAGCTCCTGCCATTCGTAGCGGGTGGACAAGTCCTCCCCAACCACGTTGGCCATAACGAGAAGCTCAAGCACACGCTGGTCCGCAGACGTAACTACGGCGGTCGGGCTCGAAAGCCCGATCATCTTGGACGCGTCTTGGATCAGCGTGAGGAGAGACATTAGGCAGCGGCCTGTTCAGACTTCGGCTTAGGGCCGGGTTTCTTGGGCAAGTTCGCAATAAGCTCGGCCATCTGATCCTGAAGTGCCTTCAAGGCTTCGCCCTGTTCGGCAATGATGGCGTCCTTTTCCGCAGAACTATTGGCTTTGGATTCGATGGCCTTTTGCTCATCAAGCCAGAGTTGAGCCTTGCGGCGCCACGTAAGACCGGCGTGGATTTGCCCAATGGCCTGATCCGTCGCGCGCGAAAGGTCCTCGACCGATGCAAAGCCCATATAGCGTAGGTCCGTCAGCATCTGCGCCGTGATGCCGGGCAGCTTGTTAAGCGGATACCCATTGATGGGCATTTCCTGACCGGCTTTGAAATACTGGTACGCACGGCCAAAACGCTGGCGGTGCTTTTCCTCGACCTTGCCCGCCCAGATGTTCTTGTCTTCGCCGGGGACGCGGATTTCGATCATCTCGATCTTGTCAAGATTGTTGGTCTTGGGATTCAGGATTTCATCAATCCAGAAACGCACCTTTGCGCGCTCCTTGGATTCATCCTCGAAACGTCCCGAGCTTTGATCGAATTTAGCGTCGAAATCACGCGTGTAGCCGCTTGCCATGTTTCACCTTCAGTTGGTCGGAATGGAGCCCATAGAAGCGGGCGATATCAGGGATTAAACCGGACCCGTGGACAGTTATCGTATGGGGCTCCAGCATCCCGTTTTGCAGGCCTTGATCGCGGGCTAAAAGAAACTGTTGGAACTCGTCAGCCTGCGAAAACATCATCGTGTTGCCGTAGTACGTGCGGTCCCCGTCATCCATCGGGACCAGCATTTCCTTCACGTCAAGGATGGCCTCGGGTTTGGGGTAGGCGTGAAGGTTTGGCTTGCCGTCGTTGATCTTGAGCGTCCCGTCCGCGTTCTGCTCCATGCAGCTATCAAAGCCGAACAGATGAATCTCGCGGAATCCCTCGATATAAGACTTGAGGATCGAGCGAAGCCCGCACGTAGAACCGTTCGCCGGAACGCGTAAAACCATCTCGCGCGCAGTAAGTTCGGCGTCCATCTCAGGAACGGAGGCAGCGTGCCAGATGTATTTCTGCACATCGGGCTTGTCGAAGTTGTCAAACGTGCTCGGATGACACTGAGAGCCGACGTAATACCGGATACCGCGGCGCGGTGTGATGTAGCTTGCGACCGCGGGAACGGGATCAAGCAAAATCCCAGCCCACGGGACAACGCCCTTGGTCAGCAAAAAATCATGCGTGCGGTTGATCGCAAGAACCTTTGTTCCCTTCTTTTGAAGGGCGCGCAGTTCTTTTAATTGCTCAAGGGACGCCAGCGACGGCCCGCCGCCACAGATAGCAATGGACTGGCCTAAAAACTCACTAGGCTTGATCCCAGGCCAGTTTTTCGCCTTGGCCGAGCGTACATGCTCGACAAGCTTCCACGCCTCCAACCGACCCTTTGTGTACGGTATGGCATCCCGCAAAGGTCTGAACTGCGGCGCGGCAGGCCCGATTTGTATAAATGCGGGGACCGTTGAGAACGCAACGGAGCTCGTCGTGATCGGGTCAAACGTTTCCTTAATGCGGAAGCCGTCGCCCAAATTGCCGAGAGGATGATTTGATAAATCCAAGGAGATCGGGGCCGGATTTTAACCCGGCCCCTCCCTTCGTTAGGTGTTCGTGCCCTGCGGGATCGCAGTCTTAACGCACATCAGCCAACCGTACTCGTCAGCGGCAAAGGCCACCGATCCGTTGCGGAAGAACGCCGTACCCGCACCACCATCAACCGATGTGGCAAGGCACGAGATGGACGCGAGGGCCACCGTGGCGTAGGTCGAATTGCCGATGACGCCGGCCGCTTTGACGTACATGGCGAACTTGCCCTGCACGGTCGGATAGTTGCTCAGGAGCTTAACCACCGTCCCGACCTTGTGTTCGGGCGAAGTGGTCTTGCGGTCAAACGCGACCCCAAGCGTGCTGTCGTTCGTGTAGATGTTACCCATGACTGTTGCTCCTTAAGCTGCGGTGAGGACGCCCTGAAGGCGTCGGTTTGCAATAGTCATGTTGCCGGCCCAGCCGATCAGCTTGACCATGGCGTCCTGGTTGACGGAGAAGCGCTCATCCCCAATCGGAACCATGTTTCTGGACGCGTGGGGGCGCCAGAACAGGTAGTTCGTGTTGAGGAAGTACATGTGATTGGTGGGGCAGTTGCCGCCGACACCGCCGTCGAGGACAAGATCGGAGTTCATGTACTTGAGCGCCGTAAAGCCGGCCTGCGCCATCTCATCCGAAGTGATGCGCTGGATGATCTGGAGTTCACGCAGATAACGGTTGTAAAAGTTGTTATCAGCGATGATGAGGTCGGGCGCGTCGTTGCCGCGAACGAGATTGGTGTACATATCGTTCATGGCTCCAACGATGGAACCAGCGGCAGCCGTACCGGCCGCAGCCTGGCGGTTCTGCCAAAAGGCATTGGAAGCAGCGATGCCGCCAACAGTGCCCGCGGTCGGAGAGTCAGCCACGAGAAGCTGAAGACCGCCGATCTGCTTGGAATCCGAAGCCGTCCCGTCCGAGTACATATCGGCAGAGATGTTGTTCTTCATCGTCCGCTCGGCGTTGCCGATCCGGCTTTCCAAGAGGTCGATGATGGCGTTCGGGCCGGAGTTCTGAAGTTCTTCCAAGCCGGAGATGGTCACTGCGACCGCGGCTTGTTTGTAGTTGAACTCAGCAGCCGAGAACACGTCAGACGGCGAAATGTCCAACGTCTCGTAGCCGGTGTAACGGGTGTATGTCCCGTTCTCGTCGTATTCGAGTTCTTGAACAATCGTGCGACCGCCAGAGACGGTCTTGATCTTGCCCTTCTTGTTCAGGCGACGGAGGATCGCGTTGTTTTCCGAAACGTTGTCCGCGAGGACCCCGGAACGGTTACGGAGCGTCGTAGTGACGATTTCCGTAAATGAGGTATTCGGAGAAGCCATTTATTTACGCCTTTTTCAGAGGCGGGCGTCTACCCCATGCTCCTGCATGGCTAATTTGATAGCGTCCCGCACCGATTGGTTTTTGGCGGGCTTCTGCTGGGAATCCCCAACAGGAGAGCCGCCGGTGAGGGACTTCCTAGCTAGACTGGCCTTCTGCGCGCGGTCGGCTGCTTCCTTGGCTAAACGGGCCTTTTCCGCCTGCTCGCTTTGCACTTTCCCGAAAACATCGTCATTCAAGCGAACGGCTTTGGAATAAGCCGCGTCCATGACCTGACGAACGCTCCAATCGGGGTTTGTGCTCTTGATGAGCGGAATAAGCTCGTAAACCTCTTTCCTCACGCTTTCGAAATGTGGACGCAGAGCTTGCCCGCTTTGGTCCTTCTCGTCGGCAAAGGCTTGTATCTCGGAAACTACAGTGCGCGTCTGCTGCTGGGTCGTGTAACCCTTGAGTTCGGCTATCTCGCTTTGAAGTCCGTAGAGGGACTGCTTGAGCTGGGCCACTTCGGGGTTTTGATCCCCGGTCGGCTGCTGCATGTTCCCTAGGTCAATGCCTTTGCTTTGCGCGAACCACTGAATGAACCCCACCGGGTCTTTGGCGGCGTAAGTAGACGTATCAAGGAGGTTTTTAATCCCCTGCTCTACGCTACCCGCCTGCATCAAATTCTGGCGGTGAGGTCCAATAACGGGTTCGAGCGCCTCGGCAACTGCTCTGGCCTGCTTCGCTTCATCGGCCTTGGATTGGATACCTTGAGCAAATTCCTTTTCCCGGCGAAGGATCGTAGACTTCGCTTGGTCAGAAAGTGTCGCCCAAAATGCCTTTTCCTCGGCCTTCCATGTGGCTGGAGCTTCGAGGGTTTTAACCTCGGCAACAGCCGGCGCCCCTAAAGGGCTTTTCGGATCTATCGCGGCGCTTTGAGCGGCCTGCGGCTTTTGTGTAAACTTGCCCGTCTCATCACGGGGGCGGCTCTCTACCTCTTTCTGCGCGTGCTCGATTACCGCGCGGAGGTCGTTAGGGTCCGGCTTTTCGACCTCTGGTGTCTCAATAACCGGCGCATCAACTTGGTCGGTAACTTGAGCCTGAAGCTCTTCAGTCATACCCAATCAACTCCATGTGACCGTGCCGCGGCCTTTAGCTGCAACACGAGGTCTTTGTCTCGTTTACGCGGGCCTTCTACTCTCGGCTTTGGCTGCTCGTTGCCGACTTCGATACAGCCATTGGCGCGAAGAAAATCACGATGCTGCCTGCGCCCGCCGATTACCTTGCCGTCGATCATGTTCCGGTAAGGCTCAATATCTTTGATGACCTGAATACCGCCGTCTTTTGTGGCGTTAAGCTTGGGGCCGGGAACATGAACGCAAGTGCCTTCGTAGGGCTTCTTGCCGCTCCACACCCAATAACCACCAACGCCTCGGTAGTATCCGTAACTTTCAGTCATCGGGATTACGCTGCTTGTTTTTCTGCGTGTGTCAACATCTAGTAGTCGGAGCACGCCAGAAGAATGAGAAGGCGCATATTCAACGGCCTCCAATCTTTGTCGCAGCGGCCTTCAGAAGGGCTTGGTCGGCATTGTTCATCTCGATATCGCGCCGGTCATCATTAGCCTTGGAGGATATGGCGACCTTTTGGCGTTCAACGTCCAGAGCCTCTTGCTCAAGTCGAAGTTTCTCGGCTGCAATGCGCTTTTCAAGGTCGAGCTTCTCGCGGGCCGCTTCCCGTTCGCTAATAATCTTATTCGTCCCAAGTTCCTTATCGGCGGCGATCTTCTCGGCTTCGGTGCGGGTTTTGGCGTCAACGGCGTACTTCTCGGCTTCGGCCTTCATAACGGCTTCAGGCGGGGGCGCGGGCGGGGCCTGGGGCTGAGCCGCGGCTTGGGCAATACCGGCCACAGCTTTCTCAATCGACGCTTCCAGCGCGCGTCCTGCCTTAAACCTACGGGCGGCGTACATAAGCATCTCGCCGGCAAGCGGGGCGAGGGCTGGCTGCTGCTGGACGATAGGGCCGAACGTCCCGAGGAAATTCCCCACGGCGCCGATAAACTCCACGGTCGCGGCCTTATCCTCGGCCTCGTCAAGAGCAATCGTGCTGTCAGTCTCAATATCCACATGGAACGAGCGGAGTTTGTCATTCCGCAACAGGCTGAGAGCCTGCATAAACTCTTGGCTGTCGGTAAACTGCGGCTCCCCGCCCATTTGCTGAAGTGCCGCCTGGGCCTCGGGGTTGATCTGGCAGAATGACTTGGCGTTCGTCATTTCCCACAGGGTTTGGGGCTCGAACATCTCCACCGCGATTTCCACAACGATGCGGGCGTTGTCGCGGGCAAACGTCGCAACCTTGGCCTGACGGGCTTTGATGCGGGTTGATCCGTACTGCCCCTTGATGCCCTGAGCCGTGGCCGTTTCACGTGGATCTGACGCGCCGCGCAAGAGGTCCGAGATGCCGGTGATTTGGTAAATCACGTTTAGGACTTGCTCACGGGCTTGATAAGCCTGGCCCAGCGCGTTGACGATATCAACCAGGGGAATAAACTCGACCCCGCGCGAAAGTCCGCCCTTTTCACTCAGCACCGCCCAATCCGCGACCGGAATCATAACGTTGTCAGGCGTGCCATTGGGGCTCAGCAGGCGCGAAAGCTCGGGGACGCTGGCGTTGTAGACCCCGACAACCTTAAGCGCGTCTGTCAGCCTCCCAATGCGATTGGTGAGCTTGTCTAGCTCTTGGGCTTGATCCTGATAAAGCAGATAATCGGCAACCGGGATGAGCGTGCCGTTGGTCATCGTGGCGGTGAGAGGATCGGCGCACGGCCAGAACGATTCCAAATTAATGGGCGGGTCGATCTCATCCAGATAATCCACCATATCCCGGTGGACCCAGCAGACCTTGCCGCGCTTCTTGTCCCAGACTTCGTAGATCGTGGCCTGCGCTACGACTTCGTCAGCCTTGCCGTCCTCTTTGGGAGTGCGGTCTAGGTTGATCTGCTCTCCAAGCGTTTTCCCAAAGCGTTTAATTAACTCAGCGCGCGTGAGGTATGTCCGACGCCATACCAGCTTGTTCTCCTGCCAGTGGCGCTTAGGCTGATGGCCGAAGTCCCGCCAATCCACATAGGTCGGGGTGATTGTCTCCTGTAGCTTCTTAAACTCCGTCTCGGGTTCTTCCCCGTCCTCGGCCTCGTATCCCTCCTTGGGTACATCTTCGCCCTCCGCGTCGTAGTGAATCCACATCACCCCACGACCGGGGAGAAGGTAGTCCTCAACGCAGTTCCCAAGGATGGTCCCGAATGGGCCGGTCTGAAGTAGGTAGTTGCCGGCGCGCTCTGCAATCTGGCAGGCAACACGGCCAACGGGGTCGGCGTCCTTGAACCGGCGCTCCACCTGGACCTGAGGGATACGGGCGTAGAGCGTAGGCCGAAGCGTCTCAACGTTCGACCACAGGATATTGTATTTCCGGGTGATGATCGTGGCGTTCGACGTGGTAACGCGCTCGTCGCGGTAGCGTTTGACGATTTCAGAGCCACGTTTAAGCCAAGGCTCGAATTGCTTTTCGTAAGCCTCAATCTCGGCAATGACCGAGGACGCCGTGCCCTGGTCTTTGGGAGTGCCTTTGTCTCTCATATCCGCGCCTCGTCATGCCCGAAACGCTCCTGCCTCTCCCATGCTTCGTTAAGCGTGGGCTGGCGGAACGTGGAGGATTTAAACGCAGTCGGGTTTTCTTCCTTGAACGCCACAGCCATATAGCGGAAGGCATCGGACGCATGAGACGCCCAATTATGCAGCGGATCAGGAGAGAACACCTTACGTTCGTCGTCCCATTTCCGCTGGTATTGCCGCAAGGCTTCTAGCCCTTGCTTGCATCGCTTGGCGTCAAACCAGCACCTCGGCAGTATAGCACGAACCGCGGCGATACCATCAATCCGATGATGGTCGGGGCAGATGCCGACCGACGCCAAGCCCACGAACTCCCCGAGCTGCTCGAATACAGAGCGCGGCGCCGCGAATGTTTTATGCCGGCCGTCATGGGGGAGCGTGTGCTTGCCGTAGATGTATTTCTTCTCTTGCAGCATGGCGGCGAACTCGGGCACGTCCCCGCCCGGCTTGGCAAAGTAGTCAATGACGTGAATTTCGCGGTTGATGATCTGGTAGAACCACACTGCGGCGTCATCCGTGCGGCCGATGTCCCAGGCGGTGTAAACGGGCTTGTGCTTGTCGTAAGGCACATCGCGGATTTGGCCGGCATCTTCGAGCTTGCTGATAATCTTGGCGTAGTAAGCCCCGACCAAAGGAGCGTCGAAGTCGCATAGGTATTCCTGGCGGAACTTCGATTCCCCATCTTCCTCGCCAAAGTCAGATTGATAATCCAGCAGTTCCTTAGCCAATTCTTCGTCGGTCATGGCCCCGGTTTGCTTGGCTGTAAGCTTCTGAATGAACCAGTCGGGGTCGTCCTTGTGCGCCTCGTACATGGTAACGGCATGGTTGCGACCTCGGGGCGTGAAGTTGAACAGCGCCCATCCGCCGTTTTCTCTCAGGATAGGCCGGATGTAGGCCCATGCCGCAGGATTGGCTAAGGCCCACTCAGAGAACACCACGCCGCGGGGAGGCGATCCCACCAGGCTGTTGTAGTTATCAGAGCCCACGACTTGCCACGTTGCGCCGCTCTTGAAGTTGATGAACATTTCCGTGTCGTTGGTACTTGCCCGAATCTCGGGAGGGAAAGCCCAATCAATACGTCGCAGGCCAGTGTGGGGGTCGATAGCCTTCCAGATCGCCTTACGGGCCTGCGCGGCTTCGGGAAGCATGTACCAGTAGACGCCGGGCTTCTCGATCACCTCGGTCGCGGTGAAGTGAAGCCCTATGTCGTCCTTGCCAGCGCGGCGATGCCACGTGTACAGGGCGCGCTTGCAGCCGTCCTCAAGGGCAGACCACAGCGGTAATTGGTACTCACGCGGTTCCCACTTATTTGGGATTTGGATTCTTTGAGCCAAAATACCTGCGCTCGATAATTATTTCACCCGAGATGCGCGTTTCGTTCTCTGTCAGGTCGGGGAGAACCTTGTTCAGTAGCGCCTTAGCCGCGCCAAATTGCGTTGGCGTCATATCGCGCTGGCCAAGTACATGTTTCATAAGCTCTTTTTCAAGCATACTGGCGCGGATGCGCTCTCTCGTAGCTTCGGGCCACGGTATGTCTTTTGTGCCCTTGGTCTTACGCGCTGCCATTCTGTGCGATCACGTCCGGTAAATCCCAATATGCCCGTCAGCCTTGATTTGTTCTGCCGTGCGGTACTCTGTGCCCATGGGCTCGCCAATGCCGATGCGTCCGTTCTCTTGCTCAATCAGGGCCATGGTCCTGTCGTGGCTTACCAATCTGCTAAGAGCGGCGTTTAATTCCGCCCGTGCGGTCAAACTGGCAGGGCTTGCGTCAACCTGGGCCTGGGCTTTGTCCCGTTCGGCCTCAAGGCTTTCGCGGGACTCTAAATTTGTCAGCCAGCGATTTATAACCATAGGCGCGCGTAATAAATTCGGAACGGGAGCGGCGAGACTGTCCGCAGGAGTTGGGCTTTGGTCATTCGATTTACCGTGCTTGTTTTTCCGGGGGTGTCAACACGGTCCAACATTTCGAATGGTGTTCTTCGCAATAGCTCGATTGTGGTTGAACCGCGGCGTTGCACTTAAACCGTTCTGACCCGTGGCGCCGTAGTTCCATCTTGCTCGGCGTTCCCTCGATCCACTGGCATGTTTTGGGGGTCCAGTTGATCGGGCAGAGCGCCGGCTGATAGCCCGCGTTGTCGTGGTGGGGCTTGGGCGGTGTCCGGTAGCTCATGGACTGGGTTTGGAGGGCCTTAATGGTTCGGAGATGGACAAGCATTTAAGGCTCCCTGGGTTACTTTGGGGCGGTCTGATTTTGGCCGGCCACGGCGTATAGTTTTCATGTAGTCACACTCCACTGGTTAGGTTTCACGGGAAGCAATATCTACAATAAATCTCGTTAACGGCGCGTAGTACGGTACAAGCGCGTCTCGCGTCAGCGTTTCAGATTCCGCAAACGTCGAAGCCTTAACAACGTCCGCGTAAACCTTTGCAATCACTGGGCCTCCGTCGATAACCCCGGTCATTTTGTGCGCGGTGATGGCTACTCTCGCTTCCCCCACCTCTACGGCCTGAAGGACAGGGCGCTTGCCGGGGTATTTTGGAAGGTCGCCACGGTGAATGTTGATGGCGTGGCGCGCGGCGCTGAGTATCCATTCAGGCACAACCTGGCGCCAATTGCAGCACAGAAGCAAATCATAGGGCGCATGGCGGTCGTTTGTTGGATTAAAGCCGTTTGATCCAACCTCGGACCAAATCAACACGCTGGCAGCTTCGCACTTTTCCTTGAACACCGGCCATTCCGGGCGCTGCGTTACGGTGTAGCCGATGGAATTGTTTTCCTTCGGGCTCTCAGATTTTGGAAGGTGGTTGTAAGTGTAGACCACTTTCAAATCGATCCGGGGATCCGACAAAAGCGCGTCAAGAATTTCCAATCCAGGCTTGCGGGCGAGAAGTGCTACGGTTTTGAGTTTCTTAGCCAAGGTCCCACCATTCCCTGAGGGTGACGTATTTTTTCTGCCGGAAGCTCCAGGTCATGCCTGTGCGCTTGGCTGTGGCGTCATTCTTTGCGGTTTTCTTGGTCAAGCTGGACACAGTTCGTCCACGAGTTTCATTCCGGGGAGATGGTCTGCGGCGCGGCACGGCAATGAATCTCCTTTGGCGATGTGGTTAAAGATATTTTCCCAAACGGGCACAAGGTCCCCGATTTTGCGGAGTGTTAGGCTGCTTTGCTCGCACCTAACCTCGACAGAAAAATCAAAATACGGGTAAACGTCGATATTCTCTGCCGTCACGCCACACGCCCCGGCAATGTCCAAGGCGTGGCTTGCCGAGGCGATAAACCTTTCCCGTGTTTCGGGACCAACGTAAAACACGCTCGCCCTTCGTCTACCGAATTGGCCTTGGTTGGCAGCTGCGCACCATTGCAAAACACCCGGAAGCCATCGGCGCTGAAAATTGACGATTAGGGTTTGACCGGATTGATCTGCCCTTTCCACAAGCTCGCGGCCCTGCTCGTATGTGGGAGCCAGGGGCTTTTCGCAAACCACTACGGGCTTGTGCCGTTGTGTGAGGGCTTTTGTAACGTGCTGATAATGGGTTTGCGTCGGGGAAGATATAAGCACCACATCGCATTTCAAGGCGTCTAATTCATCCGCGATGTGGATGGTCCCAAATCTTTGTTTTGCGGCGACCTGGGCGTTTTTATCAGGGTCAAAGCATACGAGGTTGGCTTTTGGATTGGCGCGCAGGATCGCCCCTAAATGCGTTTCTTTGGGATCCTCATAACCGGCAGCAATTTTTGATAAGCCGATGAAGCCTATTTTCATATTATCGTTACAGAGTTAATGGCGTGAGGAATACCCCCAGGCGCGGCCTTAACCATGGCGCGGTAGACGGCGGCATTCCTTTTGATGGCGCTGTTGTATCCCTCGCAAGACGCGCTCCAACCAGCTTCGGCCATGGTCTCAGTCACCTCTATCTCGGGTTCTGTAAGGGCGGCTTCCAATGCACATCGAACCTGACGGCGGCTTTCCGAAAACGGCTCACCGCCAAAACATGCGTTTTCGTTCAGCCACCTAAACGCACGCTCAACCATCTCATCGTCTATTTCGGGGATTGTCTTGGTCATCCTTCGATCCTTTTCCCAACAATGTCCGCTACAGCCGACATTTCGCAATGGTAGGTGTCCACTTGCCGGCGTAGATCGGTCGGCCACGACGGCGTGCAGAATGATTTGTCGTGGAAGATCAGCATGTCCGTGGACTTACAGGACAAACGCCCGTTCTCAAGCTCAAGAAACACAAACTCTTTCGACTGGCCGGGGTGGCGCGTATAGCCGTCAAACAACGGAATGGCCGTGAACAGGTACGAACCCATCAGCTTTGCAGGCTTGCGGATTTCCGCCTGTACGTTGGTCAGATATCGGTATTCGATCACCGAGAACTGAGCCCCGTAGCAGTCCCAAGCTTGGGCGCTTTGTTCGCTCCAATCTGGGTCCGGGTTGGGTCTAAAGGCCAGCGCGTGCAACGGAACGTTGCGGTAGATCGCCCCACATTCCAGCATCAAATTTGCGCCCCACATCTCGCCAAACTTTGCGGTAAGGCCAAACCACACAGCGGGTTCAAATCCCGTACCGTCGCGGCGAATAAACGAGCGGTCAACGTAGACGTAAAGATGACGGGGTAGGTCGCCTGATCCGGTGTAAATCATGGCTGCGTCGTCAGCGCAATAAGCTTCCGGCTCCGGGCGCTCAGAAACAAATCAAGCCTGTCCTTGAGTTCGTTCCATGCCGGCCACCACGGGCTGTTGTCAATCTGCGTTTTAATCACGTAGCGCACAATATCGGCTGGGTATGATTCCATCTTCCGCGCGTAAATCTCGATCTGCGCGGCAATGTCCTCAGTAGATTCCGCCCGCTGCCGCGTGAGGTATTTCATCTCCGCTAGGAGCTTCCTGCACTCGGCTCCATTCACCGTTGATAACGTTGCCTTCACCGCCGCCAAAGCCTTCTGATGCTCGTCCTGCGGCAGAGGTTCCGGGCGCGTCGGCTCCGGTAAATACTGGCGCATTTTCGGCAACTTCTCCCACGTCTCGCGAGTTTCCGTCCTGTCGATCCAAGACCGAACCGAGCGCGGCAAGTATGCTTCCAGGGCCGCGTTTGTTTCCGCCGGACTGTCCTGGGCGATTGCGCTTCGCAAAACGGCGGCTGGCGTTTTCGCGAAGCCATCGTTCAAGGGCACTAGCCCAACATTTTTTGACCGGCTTGGTGGCGTTTGGCCCTGTGAAATAGGCTCTAAACTCTCCGCACTCCGCGTCGAACTCCGTATCTGCGTATCCGAGTTTACGGCCATAGGTTCGATCTGCTTCACTAGGTTTCCAATCGTTTGCAAGACGAGTTCCTTTCGTGGATTTGGGCGCTTGCGCCACAGAAGCTTTAGCTTCTGTCTCATCGTTAGATGAGTGTGGTTGTAGTTGTGCATCGGTTTGCTTATGGCTGAGAGATGGGTCTGCTATAGCTCTGCTATCGTTTTGCCATCTCTTTTGCGCTCCGTTTGTCCCTGCTTTGACCTTAGCTGCGTGTCTGGCTACGGCTACGGCAAGCTCGGCGTCAATCCGCTTCTGATGGATCAGTTTGTCATCCACGGAAAAGAACGCGATAACGGCAGGACGCGCCGCCTTCCATTCCTTCGGGCTGACCTTGGCCTGCCTAGCAAGTCGAGCGTCATCGTTCTCTAGCGGGCCTCCAATGGTCCAGTAAGCACCAATCAGGTTGATGTAGGCCCATCCTTCAACGGGTGACAGGTGGCCGGTATCCGCCCAGAAGTCTCGCCAGTACATCGGCATCCATGTGTCAGGTCGTGCCATTTGTGTTCACCTCGCGCATTAGGATGCCCTACAGGACGTTGAAGTAAAATAGTCTTTCCTGTGGATATCTCAGCGCAGTGGGGATAACTGGCTGGTCATCTTGGTAAGCCACACAAGCCGCTCCGCGTGGAGTGGTACGCCAACCACCACTGATTTGTGATCCTTCAGTCCAAGCGCAGCCGCAATGGTGCGATACGGTGCCTTGGTTTCGGTGACGCAGCGGTACATCACCTCCTGACGCGGCCAGGCGTAGCGCGGGCTGGTGGTGCGCTTCTTTAGGTCCTCGATGGTAAGCCCGTGCTTGCGCGCGACTTCTTCCATGATCCGAGATACGGGGCCGATCATTTGCCAAACCTCAGGCCCATGCTATTGGCCTCGGTCCCGACACTTGCCGGGGTACGTCCAAGGCGCTCGGCCAGTAGATCGGCCCCCAACGTCGAATAATAAGCCCGCAGGACTTCTCTTTCATGCTCAGTGTATGAGCCTGGGTACTTCATGGACTTGCGCTGTAGGCCCTTATTTTGGGCCGACTTAGCGGCTTTCTCTGCGTCCTTTAGTTCGGCCCTCTTTTCACGATCCGCGTACCATGTAAGCGCGGCGCGGCCTCTGCTGATGTTTGGCATTAGTTCCCCCTCAGTACGGTTTCGATCTTCCTCGGAACGTATCCGCCTTTTGACCTGATCTCTTGGACGAGACACAGGGCGACAAGACGTTGAGCCTCTCGGCGTTTACGCAATGATGCCTTGTGACGAGCGGCGGACCCATTAGCGTAAGTAACGGCACGCTCGGCGCGCTTGCATAGTGCGGGTGTCATGCCGCGCCCCCATTAATCACCGCGAACAACGGCATATCGTTTTTACTCGCGCTGGCATTGGCTACGTTCTCGACGGCTTGCCGGAAGTAGCTTGGCTTCAGTTCGATCCCAAGCCCCTTGCGGCCCATCTGAACGGCGCAATAGACCTCAGAACCAACACCCATAAACGGGGTAATAACGGTATCGCCGGGGTTGCTCCAAAGGTCGATGCAACGCTCGATAACATCGAGCTGCAGCGGTGAGATGTGGACTTCATCATCTTCGTCTCGACCGCCCCGGAACGGCAGAACGCGGCCCTGGCGAATATCCATCCAGACCGGAGATGCGTAACGCTGCCATACTTCGATGGAGTACCAATTCCGGCCATCCATCTCGGATGTGTACTTTGCCCTCGAGGGTTCTTGATCTTCCGGCCCGATGTACTGGTCGAAGCATCCCGAGACACGGTCTGCGTTCTCGCCTGGCTTGCGGAACGTCACGATGTAATCGGCAAGGCCCTGCCCTGACAGCGTCGAATCCTTTACGACTTGCTTGTGCAAAAGCCGGATTGATTTTGTGCGCTGCTGAGCGACTACGGGATCCTTCCAGATGCACACTTCCGAGTGCATGTGCCAGCCGGCTTCCTCGTAAGCCCTCACGACTTCGCCGCGGAAGTCACGCATCCCAATGAACCCGTCCCTAATCTTCGACGTGGGGAGGTTCATGCAATGGACCGAATGAAGGCGACCCGGCTTTGTCACGCGGAGCAATTCAGAGATGATGAACCCGTAGTGCTGCCAGAATTGCGGCCCTTCGGAGTTTGAAACGTCGCGTTCTGAATTGCTGAATTTATACAGCCCCTCAAACGGCGGAGAGTGAATCCCGAACCCGATGCTGTCGGACGGGATACCCTGCAAAAGCTCGCAACTGTCGCCAAGGTAAATGGCGTAGTCAGATGTTATAACTTGGTCGATTGTCTCTACGCTGCGATCCATTGTGGCATCCCCATTTTGGTTGTCGGAAAATATGAAGCCTTGTCTCTCGTCGTCCCCGCGATGGCCGCGCTGTTCAAATCCCGCATATGGTCAATCATCGAACTGACCATGTGATCGGCCTGTTGTTCTTTGCGGCGGATATTGGCGACTACCGCGCCCTCGGTTTCGGCGGCAATGAAGTGCGCCGTGACTTGATTGGTTTGCCCAAAGCGCCAGAAACGACGGATGGCCTGATAGACTTGCTCAAAGCTATCGGAGAGGCCGACAAATCCAGTGTCGGCGCAATGCTGCCAGTTTAGGCCCCACCCGCAGATAGAAGGCTTCGTCACAAGTACGCGGATTTTTCCAGCTGCGAACTCCGCTAGTTTGCGTTCCTTCTCGCGCTCGCTATCAGATCCACGAACTTCGACGGCATCTGGAATAGCCGCGCACAATGCCTCCGCTTCCGCATTGAGGTTGCACCACCACACGAACGGGCGGTCGGATGGGGTAACAGCAGCGGCTTTAGCAACGCGCTCCTTGATGCTCCCACGTCGCGCCCCGAGGCGTTCTGAAAGGGTCTGTGCCTCCATCGGGAATAGCATCCCGCTATCCTGGGATGGGGCGTAGGCAACATCGACGCGGTGTTCGATCTGGTTTAGGGGCGGGAGGTCGTATCCTCCGTTTTCATATCCAAGGTCGGAAGGCTTACGAAGGGTTACGGCCCATGAGCACATCCAGCGCCAGAACGGTTGCTCGGCATGACCACGCAGGCGCCATGTCTGCGTCTCGCTCGAATCGTGCATAAAGAACGTGGCGAGCATGTCTGTGTAAGACATGACACCGAGGAACTCGGCATGGTTGCCAAGCTCCATAAAATCATTCGGCGCCGGGGTTGCACTCGCAGCCAGCCGGAACGGAACTTGCTTGCATGTGTTGATTAGAAGGGAACGGGTTTTGCCATCGTAGGATTTAAGGATTGAGCTTTCATCCAGAACGATGGCACCGAATTGAGATATATCAAAGTGTTCAAGCTTTTCGTAATTCGTGACGTTAATGCCGGGACGAATATCGTCGCCAGTGCGAGCGTGCGTTACTGGGTTTCCCCACTTCTCGCCCTCTGTCACGAATTGAGCGGCGACAGCGAGCGGTGTCAGGATCAGTGACGGCTTGCCAGTGTGGGCGGCGACCGCCTTGCACCACTCCAACTCCATGAAGCTCTTACCAAGACCCGTGCCGGCAAAGATTGCAGCCCTGCCGCGACGTAGTGCCCACTTCGTAATATCGCGCTGAAACCCGCGCAAATGAGGAGACAAGCCTACGGGGTTTTTTATTCCAGTGTCGGGGTCAACAATTGCCTTGCCGGCCAGAAAATCTGAGTACTTCATAACTCTATAACCGCCATAAAATTGCGCCCTGCTTTACGCGCGCCGTGGTGCGCCATCATCTTGGTTACGATCCATCCTTGAGACAGATACGCATCGACTTGATCGGCATAAATCCATTGGATGACGGTCATGGTCTGCCCATCCACATGATTAGACCCACGGCCAGGAACATCATCAGGAAGCCCATAAATGCGAAGCCGGCGAGAAATGAATGAAGGTCCATTAAGCACCCCACGGATAAGCAGCGATTGCACCAGTTAGGAAAGCCACAAGCAGCCTGTAAAACTCTCTCCGCGTGTAGGCTGAGAGGCCGAGGTAACCCATGACGACGCTGGCAAAGAAGGTGGTCATGCGGCCTTGACCTGTTTTTTCAGCAATCGAACCAAAAACATCTCTGGTTCTTCGCGGTATTTCTTTGAACACCACGTACACACAGCAACGTGCGTCCGACCCGTAATCGCGTCGTAAATGTCTGAATTAAAGCGGCGAAGCTCGGCAAGTATGTGGTTCTGTTTGCTGGTGTGATTGACCGCCCATACAATTTTTCTGCGATTGCACGCTTGGCATCTCACGTACGGGCGCGACACGGCGCTTGAAACAGCGCGCTTCGGCAACATTGGGTCTTTGCTCAACCTAAATTCGTGCGATCTAAACCGAGACGGCAACCCCTCCAGCAAAGAATCGGCGCGGACGCCTTCATCGCGCATCCAATTCCATTCCGGCATCAACCAAACCAATAAAAGCGCGTCCTCTAAGGACACGCCGCCCGGATGGTCATGCCAACGCTGGAGGGGCAAAATCACCTAAGCGGCTTTCACAAGCTTAAGGCTCGGGACGCGAGGGCTTCCTGCAGTCAGCTGGCTTTCGCCGGCAGATACGAACCGCTGATATTCAATATCAAGCTTGCTCGCCATGACGATGGTGGACGCCAATCGGGCCATTGCGCTCGCCTTTTGCGGGGTGGTCTTGCCGGCACGAAGATTGTCGAGTTCTTCGAACAAAGCGAGACGTAGGCCGTCCGTCGTTCTTTCTGTCTTTGCCATACGGTTTTCCTTGTGTTGATGGCTAATGAATGCTGTTTCCGTCGCATCCGGCACGGTAGGTTTAGAAGACTTCTCGAATAACGCCCTGCTCGAATAGGAATTGCATAACCTCATCAAGTGACCGGCACACAGCTACGGGGCATCCGTACAAAGACAGGCTCTCAAGCCAGAGGCTTTGCAGCTTGGACAGCGTGCCATCTTTGGATTTGAGTTCGATGAAGCAGACAGGTCCGACCTTGGGCACGATTACCAGGTCTGGAACGCCCCCGCGAACTCCTTGCCGCTTCAAGTTCACCGCTTCCAACAGGTTGCGCGATCCACCATTGGGGACCGCAAACCAGAGCAGCCGACCCTGGCGCTCCTGAAGGGCAAGGTACTGGCACACGCTCTCTTGGATGAGAGCTTCGGGGCGTCTACGCGCCCGCTTCCCATTTGCCCGTGCTTTCTTAGCCGTGGCACGCTTCACGTTAGCTGCCGGAATCATGAAGCCCGCCGACATTATTTTTTCCCCGCTGGAACATGAACGGGACGGCCTTTGTTAATCCGTTGAACCGGAGCCACACCCCGCGCCGCGCGCTCAGTTGTAGAAAGGCGAGCGGCTTCGCGTCGTAGTACGTACCGGGTCCAGAAACGCTTGATTGTCCTAAACATTCCCCCGTCCCCTTGTGTTCTATGCCTAAAAAAGGCCCGTTACCGGCTTCCGTGGGTAGCTTACACACGGTTGCAAGTAACGGGCGCTCAAGTCGTGGAGACGATCACAGGCAGCGTACTGACCCTGCCAAACAGCCAATGCCAACCGGGCATCACGGATGGGGGTGCCCTCGGTAGCTGAGGACCAGTGGACGGAGTGACTACCGAGGGCGGCGTGGGCCAGGGGGCCAGCGCACGCGTCTGAAAAGGTTGCTCTCATGGGAGCGCCGGGGACTGATACCCCATGAGAGCGCCGCGCAAGTGCGGGTCCATGCGCGGTAGTCTGGTTCATTTGCGCGTCTTCTTGGCCGGCATCACAAAAAAGTCATTGGGCGTAACCAGGCCTTCCGTCACATCGACAAGTTCTTGAATTGTGTCGAAATCCGGCTTGATTTCACCCTTACGGATGCGGGTTATTGTGGAAATGGCGCGGCCGAGGGTCTGAGCCATCTCGGTTGCGGTCATTTTGTTGCGTGTCAGGTATTGATCTAATGTCATGCCGGAACCTTGCGCCTTGTGCTAAGGGATTGCAAGCGGTTTTTTTTGGGGTTGCAAATTATTTTGCACCGCGAGCCAAAATAGTTCTGGACACTGGCTTGCACAAGGCGCAATCTCTGGACACGAACACACAGACGGAGAGCAGCCCACATGATCTACGAAGTCACCTTTACCAACCAGACCGGCGCAATCGAACGTTCCGCTTACTTCGAGACTGAACGCAAGGCGAAGAATTGGGCCAAGTGGCTTCGCACCAAAGCGTTCGTCGCGGCCACCCAGGTCTGGCGCGGCGGCGCAGGCTGCGAACGGATTGAGGGCTAGGCCATGAACAACGTACATCCGATTTTTGCACCGATCCTGGCGGCTATTGATCCGGCCCCCAAGCTGGACGCCATGGGATACCAGCAACGCGTCCGCGTCGGGAACATGAACCGCGACCGGATCACCCGCGAGATTGCCGAAGATATCGCAGCGCGTGACGCACTCCCCGAGGGAAAGCGCCGTGACAATGTTACGTGGCGCATCTCACTGAAAGACGAAGAACTTCAGATGTGGGTCGACCTTGTAAACGACGCACAAGCACGCCTGGACGCGGCGGAGTAGGCCATGAACTTCTATCAAGTCGCCGGCAACTTTCTAAGCCTGTTGGCCATCATGGGTCTGTTCTTTGCCCTTTGGGTTGTGACGTGAGCGTACCTCTTTCCATGTGTCTCATCGAAGGCAAGCCAATGCGTAAGAAGTTCCACAAAAGATGGGGATGGATCCCGTACTGGTTCCGCGCTTTGGTTGGGATTGTATAGCCGTGCTCGGCTTCGTGAATTTGCGATGCACTGACGAGTTGGGGTCGATCCCCGACGATGAAACAGAAGGAAATGAACATGCACATCGGGGATATGGAAGCGGGGGGTCTACTGGACCACGGGCCGGACTGGCACTCAGCCCGCGCGCTGGGCGTCGGCGGCTCGGACGCGGTGAAAATCGCAAAGGGCGTGCGCGAGGAACTGGAAGTTCTGCGCCTTGAGAAGCTTGGCCGGCAGGCGTCCGACGATCTGACGAAGGTTCTGCCTGTCCAGATGGGCTCATGGACCGAACCTCTTAACCGCCTGTGGCTTTCCTACGCCATCGGCAAGCCGGTCCTGCCTGGTGGCACTCACATCCACCCCGAACATGCGTTCATGCGCGCCAATATCGACGGGTTCACGGGTGGCGATAACGACGCCATCGACATTGTGGAATGCAAGCACTGCAACTCGTTCACCAAGTTCGATGATGCCTTGGTGCGCTACTTCCCCCAGCTACAGCACAACATGGCCGTCTACGGCGCGCAGGCTTGCTACCTCTCGGTTTTCATCGGCTCGGATCGCCACGAATGGCGCAAGGTCGAGCGCGACGAGGATTACATCGCCCACCTTATCAAGGTCGAACAAGTGTTCTGGAACCATGTCGTGATGGATATCGAGATTGACACGGCCAAGACCATCAACGCGCCGGAACTCGTTCCGCCGACCCGAGACGTTGATATGCGCGCCAATAACACATGGGCTGTCCGCGCCTCGGATTGGCTGATGCTCCGCGACCAAGCCAAGGAATTTGAGAAGGCCGCAAAGGATCTGAAGGCCCTCATGGAACCCGACATGCGCCGCGGTTACGGCCACGGAATCGAAATCGTCAAAGACGGTCGTGGATGCACGATCAAGGAACTCAAAGCAAAGAAGGAAACCGCGTAATGAGAACATCTGAAGCAATCGACGCCATCTGCGCCGCGCTTGCCGTAGCCCAGGGCGAAATGAAACCCGCCGTCAAAGACGCGACCAACCCGCACTTCAAGTCGAAGTATGCCGACCTTGCCAGCGTGTTTGAGGCAATCCGCGTTCCGTTTGCAAAGGCCGGACTTTCGGTGCTGCAAGAGGTCGGAAACGCTGACGGCGGTGTGACTGTCATTACCCGCGTTGTTCACAAAACCGGGCAATGGATGGAGTTCGGCCCGCTCTATGTTCCTGCCGGCAAGCAGGACGCGCAGGGGCTCGGCTCGGCCGCCACATATGCCCGCCGTTACAGCTTGGCGTCGGCGCTTGGCGTCTGCTCCGATGAAGATGACGATGGCAACGCTGCCGTGTCTGGCAATGGCGGCGGACGCCTGCCCGCGCAACCGACCGCTCCGAAGTCCGCTGACGTTCCGTGGACGCTCACAGCCAAGACGCCCGAGGAATTCGCCAAGAAGTTCGTGGAACGCATGGCGAAAGCTCCTGACGTCCAGGCCGCGACCAAGCTCCACGATGACAACAAGGCCAACTTGGAGAGCCTCTCCAAGGAACTCTACGAAAGCTGCGCCGCTGCTTACGACATGAAGGTCGGCCAACACTCCAAGCAAGCCGCCGAATAGGAGCAATCAAAATGGCCACATTTATCTGCACAGGACGCCTCGGCAAAGACGCCGAATTGAAAACACTCAGCAACGGAACAGAGGTCTGTTCTTGGTCAATGGCCTACGACACCGGGTATGGCGACAAGAAGAAAAGCCATTGGGTGAAATGCGCTATCTTCGGCAAGCGCGCTACCAAGTTGGCGGAAATGCTTTCCAAGGGCTCACTGGTCGAGGTCGTGGGCGAGCCCGTTGTTGGAGTGTGGGCTGACAAGACTACCAAAGAGCCGCGCGGTCAGATCGAGCTTTCGGTGATGGAAGTGAAACTCCACGGCGGCGGCAATCGGGATGACAAGCCGGTGGCGGATCGTGGGCGCGCTACCCGTGGCGACGATATGTACCAGGATGACGTGCCTTTTTGATAGGTGACCCAGTGACCGACAAACCCGCCGTCATGCAAGGGGTCTACGTCGATTGTAAATTCATGGCCGGATTTAAGGTGGCCAGAATTTCAATCGACATTCCCATCGAACACTCAAACGAGTTCCTCCGACTGTTCGGGGCTCCTGATAGGGCTAACCCTGTGCATGTGGCGGTGGCGAGGATGGACGTAGAGGCGCTTAATGCGCCTACCGTTCCAGAGAAGGCCGTGGAACCCGTGGCGGTCGAGAAGGCTGCGCGTAAGCGGTCGAGCGTTGCCTTCCTGATGTGCCAGGACGTTGAGGTTCAGAAATGGCTTGGCGTGATGGGCTCACAGCGCGGAACGAATGATGGTTACGAATCTGCCAACCGAATCTTAAAGGCAACATTGGCGATCAAAGAGAAGAAAAACCTCGACACCGACCCCGAAGCCGCCGCCCGCTTTGACGCGCTCCGCACTGACTTTGAACTGAGGGAGTTCGCACGTTGATACCGAAGCGCAGAACCCGCCCCCGCATGATGGCCCCGAAAGAGGACGCCCCGATTCGTTGCCCGTCATTCCTCCAGCACATTCGCGGCTATAACTGCGCCTGTGTTGAGAACGACCCCACGGGATGCGGTGGTAAAATCCAGGCCGCTCATGTGCGCCGTGGATCTGATGGCGGCGTAGGCATGAAGCCAGGCGACAACTTTGCCATTCCGCTCTGTGAGTGGCATCACCATGAACAGCACTCGATTGGCGAACAGTCATTCGAGATGCGGCATCGGTTCAAGATGCTCCAGGTGGCCGACCGCTTATGGCGGAAGTGGATCACAACTACAGAGGCCGGCAAGAAGTTTGTAGCGTCAACGCGCCTAAGCGCGTCCTTGCCAAGCCCTACCCCTACCCCTCAAGCAGAAAAGGAATAAGCCTATGAACCTTGATGATCTGACTATCGGAGAAGCCCGGAAACTGGCGTGCATGTTCGGCGGCAATCAGTCGGCGCAATCTTCGTCGTGCTGCGAGTTCACCGGAAAATACGTGGTTGTCCGCACGTATTCGGCGGGCGTGCATGTGGGCGTTTTGAAGTCCCGCAATGGCCAGGAGGTCGTTCTGACAGAAGCCAAGCGCATCTGGCAATGGCAGGGCGCGAACACGCTGCATGAGGTGGCTTTGAATGGCGTCGATAAAGCCTCGAAGATTTCCGAGGAAACACCGACCGTTATTCTTACGCAGGCAATCGAAATCATCCCAACGTCGAACAAGGGTGAAAAGTGCTTGCGCGGCCAATCGTGGGGCAAGTGATGGAACCCAAAATTTATGACGGCTACGGCTCCGGCTACGGCTCCGGCTACGGCTCCGGCTACGGCTCCGGCTCCGGCTACGGCGACGGCGACGGCTAC